TTTTCTAGGTCTTCTCATTGTTATCACTCTCCTTAGTTCGTGAGGTTATTTTTACGACTAACCCCTAAAAGGTGTCAGTCGTTACAGTTGTATCAAGTAGACAACTGTTCTGCCGCGTCGGATTCATCCGACTTGCCTGCTGGGAGGGACGTTGTTTCCTCCCCAGCTTCTGCTTGTAAAGCTTGAGCTAAACGCTCGTTTTTAACAGCTAAACCCCATTCTTCCATTTGTGGAAGGTTATCGGGATTTTCTGCAAAATTTAGAAAGCTATGCATTTCATTGTTGAAGCGATCCTTCACTTGTTCCGGTAATTCTTCAAACAATGTTTTTGCTGTTGCTAGTGTATTTTGCATGTCTTGGAAATCCACGTTTGATACGTCTGCGTATTGTGGGTTTGCTTTTGTTTGTGGCATGATCCCGGTCTCCATGAATTGAGCCAGGATCTTGTTAATATCACACTGGTCTGTGTGATGTTGTTCAGTGATACCGTCATTAAACGTTTCACTGTAGTCATCGTTGCCTAAATTGTAGGCTGAACGAAATGTGTTCTTTGGTACGCCGGTGGCTTTTCTTTTTGTTGTCATAGTGATAGTCCTGTTAGAGCTGATTGAAATACTTTAGTTTTTCTATTTTTTTGGCTTTGTCTTATCCCTCTAGATGAGCCACGACCAGGACTCCTAAGAGAACGGGAAGTACGCTTATAGAGATTTTTATTACCAGGTATATCATCACCAAATCGCATATTGGTAATTTTAGCTTTTTTATCATTTGCGTCTTTTGCACTATTGCTCTCCTCTAATAATGCTTTTTGTAAAGCAATTGCAGCTTGATAAGGGATTGATTTACCCTCAGCAGTAATAGCTTCATATTTGGCTTTTTTTGCGCTATTAGCAGTTAAAGCTGTTGTTGCTGCTTGTTGTGCAGCTGATACTGCTGATGCAGCTTGGTTAACCATTGGTGCCATTGCACCGCCGGGAGAACTAGCCTCTTTACTACCGGCTAATATTGGGTTAATTCCCGCAGCACGTAAATCCGCCATACGGCGTTGTACTGCGGTATTAGACATTCTTTCTTGAAAGTCCATTTGTTGTTGTGCTTGTTGAGCAGATGCAACATTTTGTTTTTTAGCCCCTTTGTAACCAAAGAGGCCACCAATTGCGCTGCCTATACCTGTAAAGAAATCATCCATTAGAAGTGTGTTCCACCAGGTATGCTGTTAACTGGCATTGGTCTAGTACATCTTAGTTTAAATAGCGAATCAAAGATGAATTGCGGTTCGCTTGCTACCGCTAATGTACGCTGTACGTTTGTGTCTGTTACTTGTATCCATGAATCACCAAGTAATGGCAGACTTGCATATTCCTGTGCATAATGCCATGATTCTAAGGTTCCTGTTGCGTTTGAACGGAATTTGCCAGTTACTGAACTTGGCTTGTATCTATATTCCGCATAACGCTCTTGATAACCGAACGTTGTTTCGTCTACTGCACTTCCTTGTGCATATATTTCTTTGTTTTTGACTGCTTGTTCGCCAATCGTAGAAAGCGTTGGCCAGTAGTAATCGTAAATTGTTTCTCTACTAAACATTCTGTTCAGTCCTTGTTGGTATGTTAGATCTGTTCTTACAGATACCATACCTATTACTATTGTATGTTCAGTGAAACTCTTTGTAAAAGAGTGGCCACTTAGTACTGTTGTTCCTATGGCCGATAAATTACCTTGTGGTGTTGTTGCGTCAGTTGACGATGTTTGTGCGACCGGGCTGATATTTACCGGTGAGCTTCCGCCACCAAGATATTCTGGTCGTTGTAATCTAGCGTCTGGGCTAGTTACGTTAAAATGATTCTTGATTACTTCGATATATCTTGAACCGCCACGGGCTTGTATTTCAAGAAATTTTTGTGTTGCGAATGCTAATCGAAGTTGGTTAATTGTTGCTGCTGTTGCTTCTGTTAAATCAGCAGTAACTTGTAATGTGTTATCATTATTTCCATCCGATTTAAATCCTAAATACTTATCAATTGCTCCGTCTCCGGCATAATAAATTTTATCTCCGGTTGCTACATCTCCATCTTGGTTATACCAATCTGAATTTGCTGTCTGTTCTGATCCTATTGTATACAAACCGTTTACAGGTGCTGTAGTTCCTAACGGTATTGTAACGTCTGCGCCTTTTTGTGGCCATGGTAATGCCGATGTAAAATAATCGTGTTTTTTACCTCTATTAAGTAATGCATATGTAGTTGTATCATTGCCAGATGTTGTATCTACTGTTTTTGGTGCTTGGAGGTTTTCATCTCGGAACCAATCGTTCCAGACGAGCGTATACGCGCGGTGCCATAATGCACTGAATTCTAATCCTCCTACTTTTGTTGGTATTCCGAAATAATCGGACAGTGATCCTTCGGCTTCTCCACTGCCACTCGCGGTAATCGTCGGTGGTACTGGCGCTGCGACTGTAAAGTCGGGTGTTCCGTCTAATCTGTCGGAACCAGCTGCTTTGTATGTTTTTGTTTCTCCCATAAATTCTTCGAAATCGTCCCAAACTAATCGTACTGGGACTGCGAAGAAATGGGTATCCATAAATGCATTGTCCATTGTAGGATGTATTGGTGTTGCTAATCGGCTGAATGCAGTGAGGTTACACGAGAACGTGTCGCCGGGTAGCGCTTCATCAACGTAAATTGGTACTAGTTGACCGGCATTGAATGTGGTTTTTAGCCCATGACTCCTATCAAATGTTGAACGTTGTATATCGGCATGTGGTACTTCGCTAAACTGATGTTGTTGCGCTGAGCCGATCCTTGTATTATATTTATGAGGGTTTTTCATGGGCATTATTTTCTCCTAATGAATTGTTTTATTGCCTTTAACTTTTGTGCTTGTTGGCGATTGTAACACATGTTCATGCGCTTTTGCAAGGCATGTTGGTTCTTCCGGTGTTAATTCTCCGGTTGTTGTTTCAAATGTGCCAATTCGCCAAAGCGAATAATCCTCTGGATTTTTGGCAATTTGTGTTTCTTCATTCGCCATATCTGCGAATTGTCTTAACGCTATTGCGTCGTTTTCCAAGCTATAATCTTGGTGATATGCTTCAAGTGCTGAATCATATATTGTGTATTTACATAGTATCATAGTTTATTCCTCTTATATATAGCCATTCTAGCTTTGTGTGTTTTCTCTGCTTGTCGCAGAGCCTCGGGTGTGCGTAAGTGAGCTGTTTTTTTCATTTCCTTTACGCGACTCTCTTTAATTTGCGCCATATCCTCTGGATATTCTATTTCATATAACCTATCATAATATTTAGGTGGACGCATTTCTTTTCCATTTATATGTATATTATCTGACGGATAAACGTCGTTTTTATGTTTGGCGAACCAGTGACCCGCTATGCCGGGTCGCCGGCTCATTGTTGAGTATTCCTGTTGTTTTTCAATTATTTCGCCATTTGGTGTAATAATCTCGTAATGTTTTAATCCATTTTCGTTTATTGCGTCTTTTTTTTTGCCATTAATTTTCTTTTGGACGTAACCGGCGACATATGCCGCCGATTGGAATGTTACGTCTCCTATGGATGAGTGTCCTTTACCCCATAGTTTGCTTAATGTTTCTGATTGAGTTAGACCTTTTTGTCCTTGTATTATTTCGCGATCGCGAAAGTTTGTATTGAATAATATTGCATGATAATGAGGCCGGCCAAATTTATCTCCGTATTCACCGCATTGATAGTATCTTATTGGTTGTGCCTGGTTAGCACGTTTTTTCTTTCTAAGCCTTTTCATAAAGTCTTGAAAGTCTTTTTTTACTAATGTTCCGTGTTCGGGTAGATGTTCATTATCGTATGTCAACGTAATGAATATATTGTTAAGCCATAAACTGGCTTCGTGCATGTTTCTTAACGCCCATTGGCGTGAATATTCTTGTCTGCATCCAGTACACTGTTTGCAGCTTACGGTTGTTTTAGTTCCGTTTGATTCGTGGAGTTTCCACGTGAGTCCACCGCCTATTTTGTTATAAGCGGTTATAGGGTGAAAGCATGGCATAGTTGCTCCTTTTTTTTATAGTCTGATTCCGCCTCTCATTGGGCGTGATCCTCTTAAAGAATTTTTTCTGTGTGTTCTTGCTGCTGTGCGAGAGAACATTCTTTTTGATTTTTTATAGTTCATTTTTCTAGGTCTTCTCATTGTTATCACTCTCCTTAGTTCGTGAGGTTATTTTTACGACTAACCCCTAAAAGGTGTCAGTCGTTACAGTTGTATCAAGT